AGTCAGGATCCCTAGCAACGGCACTGTTGACACCACAACACACTTGGGCCGCATCACTTATTCAGGGTTGTTTGACGGCACGCTGTCTGCGGCAACGTGGACCAATGATCCAGCGTGGTGCTTATACGATCTGCTGACGGACACTCGCTACGGCTGTTCTGTGCCTGAGTCGTCCTTGGATGTGTTCGACTTCTATGAAATCAGCAGATACTGCAACGAGCTTGTCGACGATGGCAACGGCGGACAAGAGCCACGATTTAGCCTCAATCTGTTGCTTAACACCCGTGATGAGGTTTACAACGTTATCCAGCAGCTGACCAGCATTTTCAGGGGCATCAGCTACTACGGGGCCGGTTCCCTTGTTGTGCGGCAGGATAAGCCTGCGGACTCTCAATATCTCCTTGGTCCAAGCAATGTTGTTGAGGGCCTTTTTACTTACAGCGGCACAGCAGAGAAAACACGGCACACCTGCGCGACTGTTGCATGGCAGAGCTACGACACACTGGGTGAGGTTGAATACGAATACGTTGAGGACCATGATGCTGTCGCCAAGTACGGCATCGTCAACAAAGACGTAAAGGCGGTTGGCTGTTACAGCCAGGGCCAGGCGCACAGGCTGGGCAAATGGCTGCTGACCAGCGAAAGGCTGCTGTCTGAGACAGTCAGCTTTGCTGTTTCTATTGATGCTGGCATCGCTGTAACCCCAGGCATCGTTATCGACATTGCTGACCCGTTGCGTGCTGGCACACGCCGCAGCGGCAGGGTCAGTTCTGCAACGACAACTGTCGTCACTATTGACAGCGACACGGACCTGTCCGTACAGATGTCAAGCAACCCAACGTTGTCAGTGCTTTTGCCAACGGGCAACGTTGAGACGAAAGCAATCAGCACCATCAGTGGCACGGCAATCACAGTCAGCAGCGCTTTCAGCCAAGCACCCCAGGCGGAAGCCATTTACCTGATTCAAACCACAGATATTCAGTCGCAGCAATATCGGGTTGTTTCTGTTGCTGAGGGTGGGGACGGCACCGTTGGCGTAACTGCTGTTGCTTACAACGAATCCGTTTACGACTTTGTTGAGCAAAACATTGCTTTAACAACACGGGACATCAGCAACCTGAGCCTGACGCCCAACGCACCTGACAGCCTTTCTGGTGCTGAGTTTTTATATCAGGAGGGCCAGACTGTTCACACTGGCTTTGACCTGAGTTGGCAGCACGACAGGCGCAACGTCAATGAGTTTCGGGTCAAGTACAGGATCGGCAGCGACAACTTTACTGAGGTGAACACGTCAAACCCATCGATCACCTTGCGAACGCTGCGGGCTGGCACCCTGACTGTTCAGATCCGTGCTGTGAGTTCTCTTGGCAAGCAGAGCACAACCGCTTCAAAAACCTTTGAGTTGGTTGGCAAAACAGCGCCGCCAGCTGATGTGCAGAACCTGTCCATCGAGCCAATTTCTGCAAACACTGCACGGCTCAAGTGGGATCAAGCTGTTGACCTTGATGTCAAAGTCGGCGGCAAGGTTCACGTTCGTCACAGCAGCCTCACCGACGGCACAGCCACATTCTCAAACAGTGTTGACCTGATCAACGCAATCCCTGGCGTAGCGACTGACGTTGCTGTGCCGTTGTTGGAGGGTGAATACATCCTCAAGTTTGCGGATGATGGCGGGCGCTTGAGCACAAATGACACCAGCGTCCTTGTCGATATTCCTGACGCACTGGGTCAGCTTGTCGCTGAGAACCACAGAGAAGATCAGGAGTCAACGCCGTTCCCCGGCACTAAGACCAACTGCTTCTACTCCACTGATGAGACTGCGTTGACCTTGCAGGGCAGCGACAACATTGATGATGTCACTGACTTTGACACCATCCCTGTCATTGACTTCTTGGGGGATATTGAGTCGAGCGGCACTTACCTGTTCCAGGACACCGTTGATCTTGGAATTGCGTTTTCCTCGATCGAGATGCGCCGCCACTTTGTCACCCGTGGCTTTTTCCCATCTGACCGTGTTGATGCAAGAACGGCGCTCATTGACACTTGGGAAGACATTGACGGCGGCATTATTCAGAACGTCAACGCCGAGCTGTATGTCCGCTCTACCAACGATGACCCCAGTGGTTCCCCGACTTATAGCGACTGGGTGCCGTTCAACAACGGCAGCTTTAGGGGCAGAGGCTTTCAGTTCAAAGCTGAGCTGACCAGCAGCAAGGTTGACGAAAACATCTTGATCGATCAGATGGGTTACCAGATTCTGGTGAATCCCCGTGTTGACCAAATCCACACGGCGATTGCGTCTGGAACAAGCACTAAGTCAGTGACCTTCCAAAAACCGTTCTTTGTTGGCACTGCCACGGTTGGCGGCCTTAATGCTTACCTGCCCAGCGTTGGTGTCGTTGTGCAGAACCTGGGCGATGGTGAACGGGTCAACATCAGCAACGTCAGCGCCACAGGGTTCGATCTTGATGTGTTGGATTCCGGCGGAAGCAATGTCAACCGCAACTTCACTTACACGGCCAATGGATATGGACGTGGGATATAGACTGATGTTGTTGTTGCGGCCTAGGTGTGGCAAGACACGACTATTCGCTAGCCAACCAGTCAGGCGCAAATTTCCGTAGCGACCTGAATGATGCCCTTGCGGCAATTCAGTCAGTCAACAGCGGCAGTGGTACGCCGACTGACACGGTTGCTTTCCAGCTGTTCGTTGACACCAACGACAGCAATAACCTCAAGGCCCGCAACGCTGCTAACAACGGCAACGTCACCCTTGGCCCGATCACCACAACCAACTTTGGACTAGCACCGCTTTCAGGTGCGACGTTCACTGGTGATGTTGTCCTAAACACGACGACTGCCCTGCGACTGCCTGTTGGTACGACAGCTCAGCGGTCTGGCTCTGCTGGTAACGGCGACATCAGATATAACAGCACAACCTCAAGCTTTGAGGGCTATGCAGGCGGTGCATGGGGCGCCATCGGTGGCGGTGCAACTGGCGGTGGATCTGATTCTGTTTTCTACGAGAACAGCTTGACCGTAACCACCAGCTACACGATCACAGCCAACAGCGGTGCTCATGCGGTTGGTCCGCTCACTATTAACAGCGGCGCTACTGTGACAGTGCCGTCTACGTCCCACCTCGTTATTAGCTGATCATGGCGATTCAAATTGACGGCGACTCTGGTGTCAGCGGCGTAAACGGCAGCGCCACTACTCCTGCTTTGCAGGGCACTGATTCCAACACTGGCATTGTGTTTGGAACGGATGAGGTCCAGATTGCAACTGGCGGCAGCACTAGGGCAACGGTTGATAGCTCGGGGCGGTTGTTGGTTGGGACGACATCTAACTACGCACAGGCAAATGCAGATGATTTAGTCATTGGTGATAATTCATCAAACGATGAGAGCGGAATTACACTCGGGTCAGACCGCGGAAGTGGCATTAGGTTCGCTGATTCTGCGAACGATAGTGCTGGTTTAATTGAGTATTTTCATACTGATAACTCTCTCAGGTTGTCCACTGACGCAAGCGAGCAAATGCGCCTGGACTCATCAGGGCGGTTGGGAATAGGCACCTCCTCGCCTGCACGCCCTTTGCATGTCCAAGGGACAACTGGTGACACTTATGCTCGCATTGGGAATAATTCAGGCGGATCGCACTTTGGTGTTTTAAGTGGCGGTGACACAGTTATTGAAACATTCACAAGTGGGAAGAACATTAGGTTCCTTACTTCAGGAGCCGCCGAGCGGGTCAGGGTAACGAGCAATGGCGAGCTTTTAATTAATCGCACAGCCGCAGCTTTTAACGAAAAATTTTCTGTTCAGAATAGTAATAATGTTGCCTTCTTTAATTGCACAACTAATAGCGATGTTGCGAATATACTGATCAAGCACGGTTATGCCCAAGGCTCGCAAACTGCAACGCAGATTCAATTTAGAAACAGTAATGACTCAGTTGTAGGAAGTATTAAAAGCACAAACTCAGCAACTTCCTATAACACCTCATCCGATTATCGGTTAAAAGAAAACGTAGTTGATCTTGATGGTGCGATTGCTCGCGTAAAGCAGCTTTTGCCTAAGCGGTTCAACTTTATTGTTAATGCAGAGACAACCGTTGATGGTTTTCTGGCTCATGAGGCCGCAACCGTCGTTCCAGAAGCTGTCACTGGAACGCACAATCAAGTTCAGGTTTGGGACGAATCCGAAGAGCTGCCTGAAGGCGTTTCTGTCGGTGACAACAAGTTGGATGAGGAGGGCAACACGATTCCTGAATACCAAGGCATCGATCAATCCAAGCTGGTGCCATTACTAACGGCTGCCTTGAAGGAAGCTATCGGTAAGATTGAAACACTAGAGACTAAAGTTGCCGCTCTGGAGGCTGCCTGACCATGACACTTCGACTCAACGGCACCAGCTCAGGCTTCACTGAGATTGACGCACCAGCAGCTGCAGGTAGCAACAAGATCACGCTGCCTACCAGCAACGGCAGTGCAGAGCAGTTTCTGAAGAACTCTGGGACGGCAGGCGAGCTGGAGTTTTCCAGCATGGTCGAAACCAGCACGGGCGTGGGTATTGGAACAACAAGCCCTTCACATAAATGTCAGATTACAGGAACTCTTGCTGTTGATAGCTACAACGACACCACAAAAACAATTACGCTTCGTCCCGGTTATGAAGCCAATGCCAATGGTGGAATGGGCTTGGTCGCCAAAGATCACAGTGGAGCCGCTGCTGATGGCCTAGGTGTTTATGGAACCGATGGTGTTTCACTTCATACTGCCAACGCTGGGACGTTCTATGAGCGGATGAGAATTGACAGCTCGGGAGCCATTAAGCTGGGCAACTCATCTTCAACAACAAACACCATTATTAACACAAATGCTGGCGCAAAGATGAACCTAAGCGCTGGTGGAACTGGTACTGCTCAGATTGATCTCTATGGTCAAACGCACAGCAGTTCGCCAAAAGAAATTCGCATGAGCACGAACGGTGCTGAGCGGTTCAAAATGAACAGTAGCGGACACTCTCAGTTTCGTGCAGCTAGTTACGTTGTAGAAGCTAGGTCTATTGCTGCATCTAGTAGCTCAAACACTTTTTACAGTGGAGCGCATAGCTCGACTGGTTTTGGGCTTGGCACCATTACTTATGAGGTATATACAAACGGCAACGTTAAAAACTCAAATAACTCTTACGGGTCTCTCTCAGACCAAAGGCTAAAAGAAAACATTGTCGACGCCACTTCGCAGTGGGATGACATCAAGTCTTTGCAGATTCGTAAGTTCAACTTTAGAGAAGCTACCGGCTACGATACGCACACTCAACTTGGTTTAGTTGCTCAGGAAGTTGAAACTGTTTGCCCTGGATTGGTTCAAACAACTCCTGTTCGAGAAGATGCCACTCCTGTTTTAGATGCAGAGGGTAATGCGTTAGAAACAATTAAAACAGTCTCTACTTCTGTGCTCTACATGAAAGCCGTCAAGGCTTTGCAGGAAGCGCAGACTAGGATTGAAACGCTTGAAACGCAGAACACTGCACAGCAGACTCAGATCGATGATCTGCTAGCCCGCGTTACCGCTCTGGAGGCCGCCTGAGATGTCCACGATCAAGGTCAACAAGATCGAGAACACCGCCACAGCTGATGGCGGCATCGCTATTGATGCTTCAGGGCACGTCACTGTTGACGGTCAACAGCTGCCGACTGCTGGTGCGTTGAGCAATCGCAACCTGATCATCAATGGCGCGATGAACGTGGCGCAGCGTGGTACGTCATTGGCTGTCACAAGTGCTAGTAATGAAGCGTATATCGTAGATCGATTTTTCCATGCAATCACTGGATCTGCGGCCACAACCATTTCGCAATCAACTGAATCTCCCGCAGGTTTTAGTAAATCTTTTAAGCTAGACGTTACAACAGCAGACACTGCTCTAGGCGCAGCTGATCAGTACAAAATTGAGCATCGCGTTGAGGGTCTAAACGCTGCTTTTCTTAGTTGGGGAACTTCTGACGCAAAGACAGTTACACTGTCTTTTTGGATCAAATCTAACCTCACAGGCAACACGCAGGTTGCGTTGGTAAATAATGCCAATAACCGTAACTATGTTGCTGCGTTTACGATTGACAGTGCGGATACTTGGGAAAAGAAAACTCTTACGATTTCTGGCGATACAGGTGGCACTTGGGTGACTGACAATGGGATTGGAATTCGACTTCGATGGGGAAGCTATGGAACAGATTTCCAAACAAGCAGCTTAAACCAGTGGGTTGCCAACTCCACGCAGCTAAACTCACGCAACGACAGTCCGATCAACTTTGCTTCAAGCGCAAGCAATGAGTTGTATTTAACTGGCGTTCAGCTGGAAGTAGGGGCCAAAAGCACGGAGTTTGAGCACAGAAGCTACGGCGATGAGCTTGCTAAGTGTCAG